CGATGGCACGGGTGAACTGATTGCCACGGAAGAACTGGTGCGCATCGCCTATGTGCCGTGGCGGCGGTATGCTCGGCGGTATCCAGTGACGAAGGATGCAACGCTTGAAGACCTGACGCGGGGGCCGGTGTTCAATGGCAAGGGGCTCAGGCAAGTGGCGAATGACATTGGGATTGATCAGCGCCGGGCAGAGCGCCTGCTGAGGCGAAGCCTGCACCATTACGCGGGGCTGCGCGGCTGGCCCAATGCGGCGGCGGAAGAATGCTGTTGACACGTTGCCACGTTTCAGTGCATGAAACCCTTAATAGGCGAATCTGCGCCCGGATGGCCCCACCATCTGGGCTTTTTCATGCCCTGCGCCCCTCCCGCACATCCATCGCGCGCCCATCATCATGGGTCCTTCCTGGCCCAAAATGTATGCGGGCGGCTAACGCGCTCAAGTTTTCTAGTGTGGGGGTTCATTGAAACGGTTCACTGGGGTTCACGATGGCCGCTGACGGTAAATTGACGGTCGGCACCAAGGCTGAATATGCCGCGCATCGGGGCTGTTCCCGCGCGTATGTGTCCAAACTGATCCGCGAAGGTAAGCTTGCCGCCCCGGCCTTGATGGCTGATGGCAAAGTGAATTTCATCCTAGCGGACCAGATGATCGGCAAGCCATCCAGCGCTGACGCCGAATCGCTGTTTTCTGCCCCATCTGCCGGCGCCCCGAACTTCGCCGAAGAACGTGCCCGCCGCGAAGCCGCAGAGGCCACGCTGGCTGAAATAAAATTGCAGGAAAAGCAGCGCGAAGTGCTGAAGGCCGATGCTGTAGCGCAGGCCGCGACCAGTGTTTTCGGGCGGGCCATGGCCAAGTTTTCAGAGGCTTGGGTGGAATTGGCCGTGGTGCTGGCACCAATGACCGACCCCGCTGCCATTGCTGACCGCCTGGCTGATGAACAGCGCCGCGTGATGGCGGGGCTACACAAGGAATTCTTGGAGGATGCTGCCAACCGCTCCGCCGCGTGATGCTGAGGCGCTGCTGCTGAATGCAGTAGCCTTCGCTTGCCGCGTGGCGCCCCCGCGTAACGTGGCGGAATGGGCGGAAGCGGAACGCATTGTGGCGGCCGAATCGGGCAGCCCTTGGCCTGGTCGCTGGAAGACTGATCGGGTGCCGTATCTGCGCCAGATCATGGAAGTGATGACACTCAGCCATCCGGCCAGGCGCGTGACCTTTCTAAAATCCGCGCAGATCGGCGGGTCTGAGGCTGCGCTGAATTTGATCGGCCAGGTGATGGCCGAAACGCCGGCCCCCGTGCTGGTGATGTTGCCTTCGATTGACATGATGCGCGGCTATAATCGGCTGAAGCTTGATCCCATGATCAGCGCCAGCCCGGCTTTGGCGGCGCGCGTGGAAGAAGTGGTGGCGCGATCCGGTGAGGAATCCACTGCCACATTCAAAAGGTTTCCTGGCGGATATTTGCAGCTTCTGACCGCCAATTCATCGGCCAACCTGCAGATGCGATCTGCCCGGGTGCTGCTGATGGAAGAAGTTTCTGACTATCCGATGGATGCGGATGGCCGCGGTGATCCGGTTCGCCAGCTTGAAGCCCGCGCCATCATCTATGCGGGCCGCGAGAAAATCCTGAAGGTCAGCACGCCGGCCGAAGAAGATTCCTGCCGGGTCACTGCAGCTTATGAGGCTTCAAGCCAGGGCAAGTTTCTGGTGCCCTGCCCGCATTGCCAAACGAAGCAGACGCTGGAATGGGAAAGCCTGCGCTGGCCAAAGGGGCAGCCGCAAGCCGCGCAGTACCATTGCAGCGAATGCGGCACGGGAATTGACCCCATAAACCGCCCGGCGATGCTAACCCAGGGCGAATGGGTACACCAAAAGCCGGAATTGCTGACGGAACATGCGGGCTTCGCGATCAATGCGTTGTATAGCCCGACAATTTCCTGGGCGGACCTGGCCGCCGAATTCGAAGAAGTCAAAGATGATCCTGACGGCCTGAAAACCTTCACGCAGCAGAAGCTAGGCCGCGCCTGGCGCATTGCCGGTGAAGCACCGGAATTCCAGCGGCTTTATGACCGCCGCGAAAGCTGGGCGCCTGGTACTGTCCCGAAGGGCGGGCTGAAGCTGACGGCAGGGATTGACGTTCAGCGTTCACCAGGCCGAATCGAGGTGTTTGTTTGGGCTTGGGGGCGTCACCGGCAAAGCTGGTTGGTGGATCATGTGGTGGTGGTGGGTAGCCCGTTTGCGTGGCGGACCTGGGAGCAGGTCTCTGCCGTGTTGGAGACGGTCTATCCGCACGAATCGGGCGGCGCACTGCCCATCAGCCTATCCGCAGTTGATTCGGGTGACGGCACCACGACTGCCGAGGTCTATGCCTTCGTGCGGAAGATGGGCGCGCGCAAGGTGATTGCGGTCAAGGGCCGCGATGCGCAGCCCCAGGCCATCGCACCAGGTGGCAAGGTTGATGTGAAGCGTTCCGGCAAGCGCGTGGGCCAGTTGAAGCCCTGGCTGGTTGGTTCCAGCTACCTGAAGGGTGAATTCTACGGTCAGTTGCGTCTGGAAAAGCCTACGGTCGAAAGCGGTGCGCCTTATCCGCCGGGATATGTGTTTCTGCCCGAGCATTTGGCCGGCGAAGAAATCTGCCGGCAGTTGGTTTCGGAAGAAATCCGCCGCCACAAAATCCGCGCTGGGGTGTTTCGGCAGGAATGGGTGAAGACGCGGGAGCGAAACGAAGCTTTGGACGGCCGTGTTTATGCCCGCGCCGCGGCTTCTTTGCTCGGGATTGACCGCTGGAAAGAGCCGGATTGGGATCGCGCAGCCCGAGAATTGACACTGTTTCAGCCTGCGAAGCGCGCGATGCAGCCCGCTTTGGACATAGAAGACCAGCCGGATGATCTGGCTGGCGAAGATTTGGCCCCGGATGAAGTGCCGGAAGTGCCAGAACCCATCACCAGGCCGCCGCCGCCCGCGAAAACCGGGCGCAGCCGCTTTTGGAAACAAAACCGCGCCGGTCTCGCCGCGCGCTTCTAAGGAAACACCGCATGGCAGTGCTGGATGCTCCGCCGCTCCGTGCGGCTGCGGGCGATACATGGGCTTGGCGCTGGGCGAATGCCGAATATCCGGCAAGCGCGGGCTGGGCGAATAATTGGCGCGTGGTGGGCGATGGCGTGGCGCTTTCCGCAGTCGCGACCACGGAAACTGACGGTTTTCTGGTAACATTCACCGCGGCGGTAACCGGCGGCCTGACCATCAGCGCGCGCGGGGTGCCGGCCACGCTGATTGGTTGGGTAAGCAAGGCTGCTGAACGCTTCCAAGTCTATAGCGCGCCGATCTTTATCTTGCCGAACCCGGCCACCATCACGGGTGATCTGCGCGGCCATGCCACGCGCACCCTGGCCGCGATTGAAGCCATGCTGGAAGGCAGCGCGACCAAGGATCAGCGCAGCATCAAGATCGGTGACCGCGAAATCGCGCGCATCCCGATCCCGGAATTGCTGGCACTGCGGGATTATTACGCGAATGAGGCGCGGCGCGAAAATGAAGCAAACGCGCTGGCATCGGGCAGGCCGCGCACCCGGCGCGTGCTGACGCGCATGGGAAGGGGCTGATATGGCGCTGCTGGACTTCTTCCGCCGCCGCAAGGCTGAACCCGTGTTACTTCGCGCCCCTGGCGCTGTGGCAACCTGGACATCGGCGCCGCAAGGCAAGCGCGGGCAAAGCGGCTGGCTTGGTGCGCAGCCTTCGCGCCTGCTGGCTGATCTGCCCGGCGGCTATGGCTTCGCGCCAAACCGCGATATTCGCTGGCAGTTGGACACGCTCCGCAATCGTTCACGCTGGTTGGCGCAGAATGAAGGCTATACGGCGGGCTTCCTGAAAAGCCTGCGCCGCAATGTGGTGGGCGCGAAGGGTTTTACGCTTCAGATGCAGGTCAAAAGTGACCGTGGCACGGGTGTGGATAAAAACGCCAATGACCGCATTGAAGCGGGCTTTGCGCGCTGGTCCCGCCGCGGGAATTGCGATGTAACCGGTCGGCATTCCTGGGTGGATATGTGCGGCCTGGTGATGCTGGCTGTGGCGCGGGATGGTGAAGCGCTGCTGCGGCTGCACCGCGCGGGTGAATACGGCTTGCAGATGGAAATGCTGGACCCTTCCCAGCTTGAAACTGACCGAAATGGCCGCCCCGAAGGCACAGCGCAGGGCAATGTGGTCCGCGCTGGCGTGGAATTGACGCCCCTGGGCCGCCCGGCTGCGTATTGGATGCGCAGCCACGTGCCGAATGATGACCCGGCGGCGCTGAGCGTGCCGCTGCGCCAGACCGTGCGTGTGCCTGCTGAAGACATGATCCACTTGTTTCTGCCGGAGTGGCCGCAACAGATTCGGGGTGTGCCCTGGATCAGCAACGGGATTCGCGCGCTGGCGATGCTGGATGGCTACGGCGAAGCGGAATTGACCGCCGCGCGCGTGGCCGCCGCCAAGATGGGCTTTTACCGCATTGATGCGGATGCGGAGCCTGATGGCGACCTGGAAGGTGATGGCACGCTGGTGCAGGAAGCCAGCGCAGGCACCTTCGAATTGCTGCCCAAGGGTGTGGATTTTCAGCAGTTTGACCCTCAGCACCCCAATGCGGCGTTCAAAGACTTCGTGGCTGCCATGCTGCGCCCAATCGCGGCCGGTGCTGGTGTTTCCTATAATGCCTTCGCGAATGATGCGGAAAATATGAATTATTCGGGCCTGCGTCATACCGCGCTGGAAGATCGCGACGAATACCGCACGCTGCAACACTGGATGATCAGCGGATTGTGTGAGCCGATCTTCACCGCCTGGCTGCGCGAAGCGCTGATCACGGGCGCGATTGGCCTGCCTGCCGGCAAGATGTGGAAGTTCGACGCGCCGCGCTTTGTGCCGCGTGGCTGGCAATGGGTAGATCCGCTGAAGGAAGTGGCTGCGGTGGAAAAAGCCGTGGGCCTGGGTATCGCCAGCCGCACCGCGACTGTTGCGGCACAAGGCGGTGATTTTGCGGAAACGGTGGCTGAATTGCAGGCGGAGAAGGCGCTGATGGGTGATCTGATCCAGCCCACCAGCCCGCCGCCAGCCCTGCCAGCACCGCCTGCCGAACCCGATGCAGATGATGAGGATGATTGAGCCATGAAATTCCCCAAGGGCGCGGAACGCCGCGCATCGCGCGCTGCAACCTTTGAGCGCACCACGCTGAACGAAGAAACGCGCAGCATCGAACTGGCGTTTTCATCTGAAGCGCCGGTGGAACGGTCCTGGGGCATTGAAGTTCTCGGCCACGCAGAAAGCGAAATGGACCGTGGCTGGATTGGTGGCGGCACTGCGCCGCTGCTGTTGGATCACGATGCCCGCCAGGTGGTGGGTGTGGTGGAAGGCGTCACCCTTGGCGAAGACCGGAAAGCCCGGGCTTTGGTGCGCTTTGGAAGAAGTGCGCTTGCCGAAGAAGTGATGCGCGATGTGGCGGATGGCATCCGCACCAATGTGTCGGTGGGTTATGAGCTTCTGGATATTCGCGAAGAGCCCGCGAAGAAAGGGGAGCCGCAGACCTATCGCGCGGTGCGCTGGCGTCCGCTGGAAGTAAGCCTGGTGTCAATCCCTGCCGACATGACAGTTGGCGTGGGGCGTGAAGCGCCGGCTTCTGTTGAACCGCAACCCAAAAAGCAGGAGACCGGCATGGACCCGGAAGTAAACGAACAGCCCGCCGCGCGGGCTGATGACGGCGCGGCTGAAGCCCGCCGCCAGAAGGAAATCATGGATTTGGCCACGCTGGCCAATGTGCGCGAACAGGGCGTTGACGCGGTGCTGAGGGGCGAAAGTCTGGCAGCCTTCCGTGGCAAAGTGCTTTTGGCGCGCCAGGGTGAAGCCAAGCCGCTTGGCGTGGCCCCTGCCATGCTGGACATGACGCGCAAGGAAGTGGAACGCTATAGCCTGTTCCGCGCCCTGAATGCCGCGCGTGAAAATGATTGGTCGGAAGCCGGCCTGGAAATGGAAGCGCACAAGGAACTTTCCAAGCGCTTCGGCACCAAGCAGGGCAAGCGCAGCTTTTTCGTGCCGCTCGATATTCAGCAGCGCGATCTTTCTGCTGTGACGGCTTCCGCTGGTGGCCGCTTGGTGGCCACTGACAATATGTCCTTCATCGA